CCCCGATTCAGATTACTTATGCTCGGTAAATGCTTACCGTGTTTGCTGCAGTGAATACCGCAACATACGATGCCGATGATGCTGCTGCAACCGAGAAGGTTGCTGCTACACCAACAAGTGTTACACCCGAAGCACCAGCAGTTACCACGATTGGGTGGGTTGCTGCTGCTACGTTGACTACGGTGAAACGGTAACTTGAACCGACACCTTCGTCTGTGAACGCTGCACCAAGTTCCGCACCAGTTGGTGTGGTCAAGGTACGGCTTGCTGTTGGCGTCATCGTGTAAACGGTTTGTGCGGCGCCAGCGAGCGTTGCTGCTGCTTGTACGGTGGCTGCATCAGTAGCGGCAACAACAGTTACCTTCTCTTCTTTTGCTGCCCATGTTTCAAGACGCTTGCGTGTTACCGCACCGTCTGTGCTGTTTGCTAATAGTGGCATTTCATTCTCCTTTTAGGTTAGTTAACTTAGGCGGTCTTTGCCGTGAGTTTGCCCTGCTTGGCACGGTTACGAACTGTCAAGTTGCCGTAGCACATGATGAGCGCATAACGAGCATCGGTGTCTTCTGGCGACATGAAAGCGGTCTGCGAGAACCACTTGTCTGAGTGACCAACCAAGGTGATGTACTTGCTGTTAAGGAAGTAAAACACGCCTGCGGTGCAGTGTACGTCGTACATTACAGGAGCAGCCTTGAACAACAGGTTCTGGAATCCAGCATCTGCAGTCTTGGTGTCCGTGTAACGGAGGTTTGGCTGAAGCAATGCTTCGTACTTCTCAAACAAAGTCTGGGTTGTCAACAAGGTGTCTGGGTGGTCATTACCAACCGAAACGCTGTTGTACATCGAAGACATGTCAGCAAGTGACAAAGCAACTGCATCGTTGTCTTCCTTTGACCTCCACCATTCGTAGGTGCTTGAGTCAATTCCGCCAACGGTGTTGCCAGACTCAACCAAGTTGCCAAGGCCGTTCCAGTCTTTGCTACTGTTGCCAGTTCCATCAGCAAAGAACATCTGGTTGAAAGATTCACGCATGGACTCTTCAGCCTGCATAATCTTTGCTTCCAAAAGGTTGATGATTTCTTGCTCGCCGTTGTTCTTGGCCTCTTCAATACCGCTGATTGCGATAGAAGCAGCGTACTGCTTCCATTCGAATTCAGCAGCCGAGATGCCTTCTTGTGGAGTCAACGACAGGGAGTCGTAGCCACTGTAAGAAGCAACAGTTGAGTTCTGACCGTAAATGAGTGGCTCAACAATCTTCGTACCGCCGTTAAGCATACGAATGCGACCCTTCTCCATAAGAGCGTAGGTCAATGGACGAGCAGTAAATACGTTGTCCGTAAGTTGCTTGCGGTAATTCGCAAGGGTTGTTGTTAATAGATTATCAAAGTTGCTGTTTGCAGCGACCATATTCTTGTCTCCTTAAGTTAAGCGTTAGGCATGTTGACGCTTAGCAGCCTCAAATGCTTCTCGCAATGATGTAATTGGTTTGGCCGAAACATCAGCACTAGTTGATGTTGATGCACCACTCACAACTCCAGCTTGACGCTTTGCACTAGTAATGCGTGTCTGCTCTTCAGCCGCCTTTGAACGAATCTGACGAATAGCCTTTGCATCCTCGTACACCTTGTCAAACGAAATCTGCTTGTAGACAGCCTCTAAATCCGTTGAACCAAGAGCCAAAGCCCTGTTCACAACTTCATTAGCATCGAAGTCCTCATATTTCGATTGCAGCGAAGCAACAGTACGTTCCAACTCGTCAGCAGCCTTTTGATGCTCAAAAGCCTGCACTCGTTGTTCCAACTGTCGGTACTGCCGCTCAACAGGGTCTTGCAGTTCTTCTTCCTCAGGGGTTAAAGCTGTCTGGTCCAAACCATAATGTTGTTTCAGCAATTCCAAAGTACCCTTTGGGTCATTCTGCAAAGCTTCCTGCAGTGCTGCACCAAACTGTACCTGTCGCCGTTGCTCTCCAAGTTCCTGCGTCTTGCGGGTATAGTCCGCCTGACGCTGGTATCCAGAAAGCGCCTCTTTGAGCGGAACTCGAACTTCTTCTCCGTTAACTTGCACAGCGACATACTTGTCACCAAACTCATCAACAGGAAGCAATTCAATTTCTTGCTCACTGAGACTCTCAATTTCTCCAATTGCTTCAGTTATTTGTCCTTCGGTTTCTGCCTCGGGGATAACTTGTTCTACTGGTTCATTGCTACTTACTTCACTCATGGAGTCCTTTCAAGGTTGCTCTATAGTTATGGATTTATCGTTACATACCTGGAGGTGGCATTCCGCCACCCTGCATTTGCTGCATTAATTGTGCTAAAACTTCTGGAGGCAAAGAGGCAAGTTCAGGAGGCAAACCTGGCATTCCACCTTGAGGTGGCATGCCCTGAGGGGGCATACCTTGAGGTAACATACCTGGAGGTGGACCCTGAGGCATCATCTGCTCAGGGGGCATCTGCGGTTCAGCAGGAGGAGCCGGCTGTGGTTCTGGTGGTGGTGGTTGAGTAATAAAAGAAGCACCATCCTTGATACCAAAACCATATTGCAAAACATAACCAGCAAGCTTAGGCATATCAACAATACCAGTACCAACAAAAGGTGCCATCGCATCAACAACCTGCATGGCCATTTGACGACGAACACTTTCATTGACGGGCTGAGTAGAACCGCCTTCAACCTCGAAGTCAAACTCACCCTGCAAATAGTCACGGTCAAAGTTCAACCAGACCTGATTGGCGCCAGCGCCAACCAATCGCACAGCCTGTTCACCAGTCATAAATTGCTGTGCAAGAGCAACCAACCTACGAGCGGTATCAGCAATAGCACGTTCGATAATCGCCAACTTATCAGCAGAACGAGCATTGGCTGCATCCTGAATAATGCCAGCCTCAGTTGCTGTGCGACGAATCTCAGGCAACGAGCCACGCTGATATTCAGAAACACCAGAAACACGGTCAATGTCATTGGAAATAAGTTCAGACTGATTGTAGAACTCTGGAGGACTAATAACGGCAGGCATCGGACCAACAACGCTGTTAATGTTTTCCTCAGAAATTACTGGAACCATTACGTTATCTTCATCTGATTCAAGAGCAGAACGACCATCAGCGTCAAACGCTGATTCCTTGTACAACCACTTACGTGAGAAACGCTTGCGGTGATTCATCATCTGGGTTCGAGTTTGATTCAACTCCATCTGCAAAGGCTCAATAGCCTCAAGCTCTCCCATCGGATAAAAGTATTCAGGAACCTCGTAGTTAGGAATCATCACAAATGGATGACCAAAAGAAAAAGGAATGTCAATAGGATTTACAAGAAACTTCTCACCGCCATCGCAGAAAACAGACATCTTGCCAGAATCTATGTCGTAATACTCCCAAATCTCAACGTAAGTATCCTCAGGCTCAGTAGAAGGCCGTGGACGGTCACGACCACCAATATTGTCAAGACCATAACGTGAATAGTGACTTGGCTGTGCATCATTACGTGCCGATGAATTATAACGCTTGTCCTTTTTTACATCAGACAAAGGACGGCGAATGCGTTGAGCAATCCAACGCATATCAGACATGGAAGTGCAATCAGAATCAACAAAAACATCAAACGGAGAAATACGCTCAACAAATGGTCGGTCTTCAGTAATAATCTGAGCAGACTCAGAAATAGATTCTGGACTGCCATCAGCCATGCCATCAGAAGTTTCGCTTTCAACATCCTCTTCAACAAAACGATAACCAGTCTTAACCCAACCGTGGCCCACAACCAAAGCGTCCTTCACCGCACGACGGAATTCCTTCTGACAATCAAAGTGCCTCCACCAATAATTGACAATAGCCTCAGTAACAACAGCGTTAGGGGCCTGTTCGTGCTTGCGAGCATTTACAGTAATCTTAGGATAGTTAACAGAAACGCCAGGGGCAATTACGTTAATAGTTGCAAAAGCAATATTAACCAAAAGCTGGTCAGTCTCGCTGGCCTTGATGTAGTGCTTGCCACGATACATGTCAATCATACGACGCCAAAGCTCGTCGTACTTTTCATCCTGTCGCCAACGACGTGACTGATTTATCTTCTTTCGGTACCTGGTAATCAACTCGGAGTTAGGAGTCCTGGCCATTAGTCCTCTTTCTTGCCTTCATGCCAACCGATGTGTTGGTCAAGTTTGCTTCCAATTTTGTCGACTTTAATTCCCACAAGTTTGAGCAGGTCCCTGCCCTCCGCATGTTGCTCCGTATTTTCTTTTCTGAGTTTTTGTAGTACCACCACGACTGGTCCTGTGATGACCGCCACGATGATAGGAACCCAGACTGCATCCATGTCACACCCACCTGCTTCCGACAGGTTCGGCTTTAATACCAGCTTCAGCCGCTAGACGCTCTTGCTCTTTGGCACGTTCACGGACTGTTGGTCCATGAAAATCCTCTTTGCCATAAGTAAAACCAAGATTAATGCTACGAATGTGGCATTTGAAACAAATTGAACCACGACGGGGTAGTTCAGCGTCAATAAATGTCGATAAACATTCCAAACAACGAAATTCTTTCATAGATATAAGGAAATTCGTTACGCTTCGGAAGAAACCGTATTGTAAGAACCAATTCTCGCATTCTGAGGCTCAACCTCACGAACAATGTACTTCTCCCACCAACCAAGGGTATTCCTCAAAGGTGCTTCAGAAGTTCTATACTCAGGAAGCCAAACGTACTTCAACATCTGATTGGCAATAGCAAAAGACATAACCCTGTCGTCATGGGGGCTACCATGCATCTTGCCATTGGCCTCACGAACAAATGTACGCAACTCAGCCATGGTCTTCGAATCGTACAAAGAAAGACCTTCGTCTCGAATGGCAGCATTCAACTCATCAATAGCCAAAGGCTTAGAAACAGCGGTTGTTCTCCAACCCAAAGTATCAGAAATAACAGGATTCCTATGATTCATTTTGCGCTGACGATAGATATTCCTATAACCAGAACGCTGCAAACCCTTGAGGGTCGTAAGACCATGGTTATTTGACTCAACACCAATCAAAGCAGAATTGTAATAATAACCAATCTCTTTCAGAATTTCCTCGCCAAAAATGTCAGGGTCAACATGGCCATGCCAGTGTGCAACAACCATACCAGTGTCCGCAGAAATGACATGCAAAGAACTATAGTCACCATGACCCAAACCTTCTGCAACGTCAGCACCAATTACGTAGTTCTCATCACGAGCGGGGTAATCCCAAATAGCAAGAGCACCACCATCTTCAATAAAATCAAAATGATTACGACCTGGACCACGCTGAAGATAACCACGGTCTGGCTCAATCGGCTCAATTAAACGAATCGCCTCCAAATCAAAAACAGGACGACCAGAGCGGATAAAAGCTTCCTCTGGGTCTGATGGATATTCCTGTGCCAACTGCCAATCTGGCAAGTCAGCCTTCTTGGATTCATACCAAGACTCATCACGGTCGCCAGCCGACCAAGGAAAGAAAATACCAGTAAAACGATTAGTGCCAGTCTGAGAACCAACCCAAAGCTCGTGAAATATGTTGCCCTCACCATTGGCTGTGCTCAAACAATTGACACGACCACCAACATCTGCAATCGGCTCAATAGATGCCCAAGCCTCAGCAGCATTAGGAATAAACGCCATCTCGTCAATAAACACCCGATAAACGGATTCACCACGAGCAGGGTCGTTGCCTGATGGCAAAGACTCCAAAGAGGAGTCGTTTGCAAACACCATCTTCAATTGGTTGTCAGACAAAAGGTCTGGGCCACGAAGCCTCAACCAAGCAGGCATCATCTTGTAGCCGTACTTCGTCTTCTGAAGCAACTTGGATGCTTCACGCTCGGTGCGTGAAAGCATTACCGTAAAACGGTCAGACCAAAAAAATGTTTCCCAAAAACTAAAAGTAGCAGCAAGTGTAGAAAAGCCAATCTGACGAGCCTTCAAAACAATCGTGTAACGGTCGTTAATCCAGCATCGCACAGTCTCAATCTGAGCTTCCCGCATCTCGAACTTGATACGCCCACGCTCAGGATGCCGAATGTGCCAATAGTTAGAGCAGAAATAGGAAAATGCATCCACCAATTCCTCGGTGGTTGCATCTTCCCTACCCCTACATTTTCGCCACTCCTTCTCATTGAGAAGGTCTGTAAGTTCCATTAGATTTTCTTAGGGGCTGCCTTCTTGGCTGCAATCTTCTTTGGGCTTGCACCAAAGGCTGCATCAATTTCATCCTTGGTCAATACACCGTCGATGCTTGCCTTGGCAAGACCTTCAGCAACCTTGAAAATTGAAACTGCACCAGCAATCAACGCTGACTTCCAGACTTCCAAGTCGGGGGCGATAACAGCAGCACCAGTAACAACGCCGAGGGCGTTAGTCAAAAACAGTGCAACAATACGGCCAGCAATATCTTTTGCCTTATTCATCATTCTCCTTGAAGTAAACACCGAGTAGGTGTATGAGTATTGCGATAAAGGTAATTCCCCAACCCAATGTCTTAGTTTGACCAGACAACGTAATAAGCACCATTCCAGTGCCGGCTAGTGTCCAAGTCAATGCATGGATTTCGGAAAGAATCTTCTTCACACCATTAGGTGCATTCGTTACGGTCTGCGGGTACCTGCAGCAGCAATGGCTGCGCCAGCAGCAACAGCAATAAGCGTCCTACGGGTGCTTACAGGAATGTTGCTACCGAGTGGAACATAGTTGTCAAAGCCTGGGCTAAAGATGTTGATTTCCTCCTCAAAAGCTTCACGAACCTCAGCAGGTGCATCCTGCACCGCCTCTACAATCGCTTGTGCCTCTTCCTCGGAAAGATTATCTACCTCAATGGCTTCGAACACAGCAGTAGCCTCTTCTGGGGAAAGGGATGCCACCACCTCTGCGCTTTGGGCTACAGCCACAGCCAGTTCTTCGCTAACTTCCATACCTTCCTCAATTGACTCAATTGCGGTTAACAACTCCTCATCGTTGAGTTCCTCAACTGGGGTCTCTTCAATGGG